ATACTACACCATCTTATAATACAGAAATGAACTTAGAAAACTCTGTATTTGAAACACCATCTACACCAGAAAAAGTTTACTTATTCTGCGTTGGTACTGATGGTTGTGGTCGTGAAAACTCTCAAGTATATGAAGTTAACTATGCTAAATGGTGTGCACCAGAGTATTTGGTTCCATTCCGTTTCCCATTGATTACTGAAGATATTACTGAAGCTAAAAAAGAAATATATCATGGCAGTAAAATCATTGGTAACCGTGTAGCATATTACTTCAAAACATTTGAATCCAAACCAGTTAAAAAGATTCGTTTCGAAGATGGTACTACAGTAGATGCTACTATTTACAACTCTACTAAAGAATCTGAAGTTGAAACTTTCGTAGAAATCAACTTAAAGATCACTGAAGAAGAATGCCGTGAATGGTTCATCAATACAGTTGGTGTTAACGAAGCACGTATTAATACAATCTCTTTATGTACTGCTTGGAAAAAAGAAATCAATGGTAAACAATATTATCAAGATATCCGTCCATTGACTAAATACAACATGCCAAATGAACAATTGATTGAGCTTTCCAAAGGCTTAGATATTGTTTATCAAATCTATTATTAAAATCTAAAAAGTATCCCCCCACGAGGTTTACTCCCCTTTGGGGGTTTTTTTTTCT